GGCGTCGGATGATCCTGCGACGAAGTTTGGGGAGTTCGGTGAGACAGCACTGCAACCGTACTCGCTGGTACGCGAGGACGGGATTCGTCATATGTCCACTGTCAGCCAGATACCTCCGTATCATCTTCTGGGACAGGTCGCAAATATGTCAGCAGAAGCGCTCGCAGCTGCTCGCGACGGACTCGACCGGAAGATTGAAGAACTGCAAGCGGGACAGACAGATCCCTGGCGAAACGTCTTCAGACTGACGTGTCTAGCGCAGGGGAATGAAGCAGGATGGAATGACCTGTTCGGTACGGTCGTGTGGCGTGATACGTCGGCCCGGTCGTTCGCGGCGACGATCGATGCGCTCGGCAAGCTGTCTCAGATGCTCGGCGTGCCGGCAGAGGAACTGTGGGCGCGGGTGCCTGGAGCTACGTCTGACGATGTCGCGTCGTGGCAGCTGGCATACCAGAGGCAGCAGGCTCAGGCGATCGTACAGCAGGTGATAGCCCAGCAGCAAATGGCGCAGGCGGGTGGCGCGGCAGCACCTCCTGGAGCGCCTCCTGGTTACATTCCTCCGGGCGGCCAGCTTCCGCCTGGGGCGCCTCCTCCTGGCGCGGCTCCCGGTGCGCCCGCTATTGGTGCTGCGCCGTGAGGGGCGTAGCCGGGATGCCGGTCTCATTCGCCCAGACGGGGAGAATCCTGTTTGGGCGGTACCAGGGCAACCAGAATACAATCGCTAGTGGCGTGTCTTCATCGATTGCCGGATTGTGGGCGTCGATGATTGATCCGGAGAACTTTACTCAGTCATGGAAGGTGCTGGAGCCGATTCTGAGAGGGATCATTGACGTAAACTACTCGATGTCCGCGGCAGATGCTGCTCAGTATTATGGACTATCTCGCTCAGTTGCGGGGTTCTATGGTACTGTTGTTCCTGGAGCGTACCTAAACCCAGATTACCTGGCGGTCCTGACAAATAACACCGGACTACAGAAGTTCCTTGATTTTCAGGATTCCGGGCGCGACGCCGCTACGTCATCCAGGATGGCGATGCGTTATCTGATAGGCAATAGCATTCGCGTAGTGCTTAATGGCGGACGGAATACGATAACAAATGCAGTCGCAAGCGATGACGTCGCTTTGGGTTGGGAACGTGCTGTCGAGCCTAGGACTTGTAGCTACTGTGCTATGCTCGCTGCTAGTAGTCTTTTGCATAAGACAGCGTCGGATGCCTTTCACGCACATGACAATTGTCAGTGCCTGGCTCGCGTGGTGTTTCGCGGGCAGTCTCCGACTAATGGCGATCTTGCTTCTGAGTGGTCGCGAACAACAGAAGGAAAGAGTGGAAAGGACGCGGTAGCGGCCTGGAATCAGTACTGGAGTGGTAGAAGTGGCAACGGGAACAGCGTCGGCGGAACAGAAGCTCAGGCAGAGACTACAGGCCAAGGGACAGGCAATGCCGCCGTCTCAAACCAATCAGTCCAACTCGCCTAGGTTCCCGATCCAGGCGAGGACCGGCAAGAACTCACTGGCGTCGGCCATTAAGGCGGTTGGGCGGGCGCGTCCGAATACCCCGGCCGAGCATAACAAGGTCAGGGCCTACATCAAGCGGGTCGCCAAGATGAAGGGCTGGGGTAGCGACATTCCTGAGTCCTGGAACAAGAAGGGCAACAAGTGATGTCCGGGCCAGTAATGGGCGATAGGTTTATGTACCACAACCCTGACGTGTTCGGGTACGGCGAGCAGGCGAAGGGTGGCCCGCTGACATCAGAGATGCATGACCTGGATCTCCGGGACGGTACGGAGGTTCAGTTCATCGAGTTCGATGCGGACTCGGGATGGCCGATTGTCGAGTGGGTCGACTCGACCGGGCTAGGCCGCATCACTACCATCGATCCGGTTCTATTCGACAATCAGTTCCTACCCGCTTAGGAGGGATCATGACCGCACTATCTCAGGGCCAGATGTTCCAGTATGCGGAGCAGCAGGCTCTCAACGCAGTATTCCTGAAGGCGCAGTCGCCTGCCGTCGCGAACACCTACCTTGCGCTCTCGACTACTGCGATCGGCGCGCTCCAGTCTACCGAAGTCTCGATGGCCGGTGCCTCGATCAACGAGTACGCAACCGCCAGCGGTTATGCGCGGCAGAACTACAACCCGACTGCTGCCTCGGCGGCGTCCCCGTCGCAGCTCTGGAACTCGGCGCAGATTACCTGGGGGCCATTCACGGCCGCGCCGGGAACTGCTCAGTGGGGTATCGCGTGCGACGCGGTGTCCGGAACAGCGGCGCATACGATTGCGGCGTTCCTGCTCTCGTCCACCCGTACGCCGGCAATCGGCGACTCGCTACAGGCCGCAGCCGGAACTGGCGCGGCTGGTGTCGGGTTCATCTGCCAGGTGTGACGTGGATCTAGAGCTGACGCCTGCGGTATTTGACCTGCAGGTGCCGCGAGCCGTACCGTGTAGCGCGGTGATTGGACCACAGTCCATTTGCGGCGCTACACCAACATCTCAGTACCGTCGCATATGCGTGGTAGTATCGCATTGCGATGAGCTGTGGCTATGTCCGGTTCATGCGGCGATCGTCGCGGCCGGTGGGGCTATTTGTCGTCAGTGCGCGATTAACGGAGGAGTCGTTCCAGTCAAGATCGTGAGGGTCATCAATATTCCGGTGAGGTTGCCGAAGGAATGAGTTATGAGTACCGTTACGAATGTGACATGGTTTGATGATCCTGATCCATCAATAACATACGTAGGTACTTGGGGAACGTATACATCTGCTGCTAATGATTATGGTGGAAATGATCACTCCTCACAAACCGCCAATAGCACCGCGACCTTCACATTCTTCGGTACGTCACTACAATGGCAAAGTGTTGTTGCTAATAATCATGGGATTGGCACGATATCGATTGACGGCGGTACTCCGGTAAATGTTGATACGTATGCGAATACTGGCGGCAATGCTCAGATTGTATGGACATCCGGTCAGCTGCCGCTAGCTCAGCATACCGCCGTCGTTACTGTTACTGGGACTCGTAATGCGTCATCATCAGCGAACTGGGTGACAGTCGACGCATTTATTGTTACGGCTATCGATCCTTGGGGCATACTGCCGCTGTTCCCGATTAACCTTATCGGGCAGGAAATGGACGGGCTTGCCGCGCAGGCGTCGTCATCGTCGGGCGCGCTCTATAGCCTGCTGGGTATAAATGGCTCGGCGGTAACGCCTAGCTCTGGCGCGGGTTCGTTCTATGAGTATGCTGTTATATCAGGCGCGGCACCGGCTGTCGCTTCCGCTTCTGGCAAGATTACCGCTACCGGCATCATAACCGGGTCATCTGCGACCGCGACAAATGCTACCGGGTTCGCGTCTACGTCATTTGGGATCTCCGGCAGCTCTCCAACTTCGAGCAGCGCTAACGGCACGATAAGCAAGAATGTTGCGATATCCGGATTGTCGGCTACCGTTGTGCCTATAGCGAGTGGCTCTGTTGTACTCAATATGGTTGATGCCGGACTGTCAGCTACCGCGTCGGGAGCGAGCGGTGCTGTTGGCGAGCTGGGCGCGCTAACCGGTTCGTCTGTGACAGCGTCTAGTGCTAGTGGGGCTGTTACATCTACCGGAGTACTGGTAGGTGCGTCAGCGACCGTGTCGAGTACTAGCGGGAATGTCTCGACGCTGTCCGTTCTTGTTGGCGCGTCCGCTACGACTTCGGCTAGCTCTGGCGCGGTAATCAGGATCGGGGTACTCTCCGGGCTATCGGCTACGTCGCCTGGAAATGCGCAAGGTGATGTAGGAATTGCCGGAAGTCCGATCATAGATATTGCTGGAACATCCAGTACTTTGTCGAGCACTAGTGGTGCTCTCACGTCTGTCCTGTCGGCCATTGGTCTTTCCGGTACTGCTTCTATAGGCAGCGGTACGATAGGTCTTGAGGCATTTATATCCGCCATGTCCGCTACTGTGGCTAATGCGTCAGGTACCGTCTCGACTAGCTACGCCATTAGCGGTATGTCGCCGACGGGAACTCATGGTGACGGCACTATCGGGATTGTCTCGCCGGTCACTGTTGGCGCTTCTGTTGCTGTTAGCGGTGGTGATGGTGTTGTAGTCCTTAGTATGGTCGTTGGCGGGGAGTCTTCGACCGACAGCAGTTGTGATGGGTTCATAGGGTACATTTACCCGTTCGACGGCTCATCCGCGACTGTGTCTGGCGCGGTAGGTGTCATCGCTCTTGCGGAGGAGATCTCAGGGTCGTCCGCGACAGGTTCGAGTGCGTCTGGATTCATCGCACTAGAGCTATCGATTGATGGTGTGTCGGTTACGGCGTCTAGTGGCGATGGCGCTATCGTTGTTGAGATAGAGCTAGATGGGTACTCGGCTACTGTCTCTAGTGGTTATGGCTCGCTTGTAGACTTCAATGCTTGCGATGGTTTCTCTTCGACGGTTTCGTATGCCAGTGGGTATGCTAATCCTCCGTTCAAGCCGACTGATTTCCCTGCGTTCGTTCAGGCCAATATATTCGCGTGTACGGTACCGGCCGCGATCTATGCTGATGTAGTACAGGCGACCATTTATGCCGAAGTTATTCCTTCGGACGTTGATGCTGATGTTGTTGATTCCGATATCTATGCTGAAGTAATTCCTGCTACTATTACGGCGAATATGGGGTGACGTATGGTTACTATGGCATACCCGCAGGAAACTGCGATGCCGGTTCAGCAGTACACGATGTACTTCCCGCAAGGGAATGACATCCAGGTAACGGCGCACTATCCGGGGATACCCTCGGGTACCGTTAACGGCAAGTCCGAGTTCTACTACAAGACCGACAGGACGACTCCGGATAGCGATCCCAGCACCAAGGTCTATACGGCGAACATCGTAGATGACCCGAACAACCAGGCGGCGACGATGTCGCAGTTCCTCATCCCGGCGGCCGACAACGGTACGGCCGGAGCGATGTGGTGGAGGATCGACGCAATCGACCAGTACAACAACAGAAGTACGGTCGGGTTCGGAACGCTGCTAGTGGAGGCTGTGTGATGGCCCAGAAAGAGGAACACTCGAACATGCCGGCGCAGCTGCTGAAGTACTGGACTGAGGGGGCTGGCGCGGCAAAGCTTCACTGGGGAGTTCCCGGTGACTTCGACACTTGCCTCGCGGTTGTTGGCAAGTATGTTCCGGCCGCGATGGTCAAGGGGATGTGTGCGAATCTGCACCGCCATGCGACCGGAGGCTGGCCCGGGCACGCTCCGGGCCTAGAAGAGTCCCTGACAAAAGCCAGGGAAAAGAGGGGGTAGACGCCGGATCTAGGATGGCGTATACTCGCGCGTAGGAGATGACAGGAGTCGAACTGATGAGCGAAGGTGCGACGGAAGCCGGGGCTGGGCCCGCAACGGGTCAAGGCTCCCCAGCCGGAACGGCAGGAGAAGGCTCCGGTGGCGAAGAGGGTGCGACTGATCTTGATACCGGCCAAGGCCAAGGCGAGTCCGGGGATCAGGGCGATGCTGCTGCCCAGCTAGCGCACTGGAAGGAAATGGCTCGTAAGCACGAGAAGCGGGCCAGGGAGAACTCAACTGCGGCTGCGAAGCTCAAGCAGATCGAGCAGGCGAACATGACCGAGCTTGAAAAGGCTCAGTCCGCTCAGCGTGAAGCAGAACAGCAGCGTGACGAGGCACTAGCGACTCACGCTCGTGTCATGGCCGCGGCAGCTCATAATCTCCCGGTAGAACTCATTGATGTCCTCGGGACCGGAACGGACGAGGAGATCAATGAGCGAGCAGAGCTACTTCAAACCGCCATCGAGGACATGGCCGGGGAGATAGCGGAACAGCTCATAGCCGACAAGATCGCCTCAGGTGAGCTTATTGTCGGGCAAGGCGCCAGCCGGAACGGTGGAGCGCCGCAGGGCCAGCAGGCCGCACGGCCGGTTGAGTCCTTGAGGCCGGGTTCAGCTCCGGCAGGCGCCATGCCAAACACTCCAGAGCAATGGTTCCGCCAACTGCTCCACGGATCGTAGCGCTAGGCAGGCCCTAGCGCGGGAAGGGCCTTAATGGCTGTTTACAACGAGGGTATCTTCAGGAGCTCAGGAACTCCTGACCCTCTCGTGCCGCAGCCCCTCGCTGCGACCATTATCCAGGAGGCGCCCAAAGCCTCCGCCGCACTCACGCTCATGAACCGGACGACCCTGTCCTCCAAGACCCAGCGTATGCCAGTGCTCGACGTTCTGCCGATGGCGTACTGGGTCGGCGGGGACACCGGCATGAAGCAGACGACCCAGATGGCGTGGCAGAACGTCATCATGGTCGTCGAGGAACTCGCTTGCATCGTGCCGATCCCGATCGCGTACCTTGACGATGCGGAGGTGCCGCTCTGGGCGCAGGTTCAGCCCAGAATCACCGAAGCGGTTGGTGCGCTGATCGACTCGGCGGTCCTGTGGGGAATCAACAAGCCGACGACCTGGGGCGAGGCAGTCTTCACCGGAGCGGAGAAGTCGGGCCACTGGGTGACTGAGGGCGCTGGGACGGACCTTGGCGTGGACGTGTCGACTCTGGGCCAGCAGATGGCTCAGACCGGCTACACGGTCAGCGGGTTCGCGGCGATGCCGGGTATGAACTGGAAGCTGGTCGGTATCCGGTCGGCGCAGGGCGTGCCGATCTACCAGCCCGACATGACCGGCACTCCGGGCGGCAAGCTGTACGGCTACAATCTCACGGAGATCAACAACGGTTCCTGGCAGATGCCAACGGCGGGTGCACTCCTGCTCGCCGGGGACTTCTCCAAGGCAATCATAGGCATCCGGCAGGACATCTCCTTCAAGATGTTCACAGAGGGTGTCATCTCGGACGACACCGGCAAGGTCATCCTCAACCTCATGCAGCAGGACGCTGTGGCGATGCGGATGGTCATGCGTCTCGCCTACGCGACCGTGAACCCGGTCACTGTCATGAGCGCCGGC